CAGAAGACTATGGATGCTTACGAAGTAATCGAAGTTACTGGATAATGATTAGTCTCGGTGATCAAGGAAATGATTTCTTAGTAAGAGAAATCAAACCAACTGCCAAGCAAGAAGAACTTTTACAGATACCAGATGAAGTATTTGAAGTTCTTTATGGCGGTGCAGCTTATGGTGGCAAGAGTTTTATTTTAACATTATTACCTTTAATTAGAGGTTGGTATAAGAATTCTGGATTCAAAGGTATTATACTTAGAAGGAAATTTCCGGATCTTGAACGAGAAAATATTAGATTATCAAAAGAATTTTATCCTAAGACTGGTGGAATATATAATGAACAGAAGCATGTTTGGCATTGGCCTCAGTATTCTTCTTATGTTGACTTTGGTCATATTCAACATACAAGTGATGTCAAACAATACGACTCTGCTCAATACAATTATGCTTTCTATGACGAGCTTACTCACTTTGAAGAAGCTGCTTATCTTTATTTGGTTGGCTCTCGTATTCGTCCCAGCAATTCTTTTAATCTTGCTCTTGTTAGGAATGGTAGTAATCCAGGTGGCATTGGGCAAACATTTGTTTATAATCGATTTGTAAAACCAAATGAAGATGGTAGTGTATTAATACGAGATAAAAATACTAATTTAACACGGATGTATATTCGTGCATTATTACAAGATAATCCATACGGTCTTGAATACGATCCACGCTACGCTGATAAACTTGAATTACTTCCGGAAGCAGAAAAACGTGCAAAGAAATACGGAGACTGGCACGCCTTTAAAGGAAGCGTATTCACCACCTTCAGACCAATTAAATTTCCTAATGAACCAGATAACGCTTTGCATGTCATTGAACCATTTGATATACCAGAATGGTGGCATAGGATATTGTCAATCGATTGGGGAAAGAGGGCAATGTGCCATGCAATGTGGGCAGCCATTTCTCCAGACAAAAGAGTATATATTTATAGAGAGAGAACATGGCTTGGTAGAGATATTCCCTATTGGGGAAGTGAAGTAAGAGAGATTAATGATGAACATAATGAGAATATCATGCACTTCGTATTGTGCGGCTCGGCATGGCAAGAACGTGGCGATGAAACAATTGCAATACAAGTTCAGAGGTATGTAGGTCTACCTCCAAATAGTTCAGAGAATTATAAAGGTAGCAGAGTTGCTACGTTAAATCTTGTTCATGATTTCTTGCGATTTGAAAATACTGTTCCCCTTAAGAGTAAAGAAATATTTTATGATATCAATAAGGCCCAACAGATATTTCGTAATCATGGACCAGAAGCATTAGAGAGATATAAGAGTCAATTCTTTGATGAATCTGAAGAAGATAACATACCTTTATTACAAATCTTTTCTACTTGTAAAGTTATTATCGAGACAATCCCAGTTTGTATTTATAATGATGATACTGGTAATCCAGAAGACATAGCTGAATTTGATGGAGACGATCCTATTGATAATCTTCGTTATCTTTGTAAAGCTGCTAGAAGATTTTTAAATGGTGAATTAGATTATGATATTGAAGCGGCTAAAAAGAAAGATGCAATCATAAAAGAATTTCAATTGTCAGGTGACATGACTAAGTTTTATCGCCAATCAGAGTTCTTAGAGAAGAGCAATAACATAGTCATGGCAGGACAGATGCCAGTAGTAAGGCGAAGTAGGTTTGCAAAGAGGAGAATGCATTGATTAGATTATTGATTCGTCTATTAAACATTAAAGATTATGAAGTCTGTCAGAGTTGTGAAACTCTCAAGTCTCAACTTGCAATTGCAAATGAGAATAATAAAGAATTAACTGGAACACTTTTAGCTTTAATCAAACCAAAAGTTTTTGAATCACCCGCTGTTCAAATTCCCCCACTGCAACAATCTGCTATAGTATTTTCTAAACGCAGAGAAATATTAGAGCATGCTGATCGAAAGAGATCTGATATTCTTTCCACTGGTAAATTTATAGTTAAACCTGATGAAAATAAAACATCAGATCCTTCTAAAATTGCTGGTGATAATCAATCTATATCTGCATTAGAACAAGAACTCGGATTAGGAGACACAGATGCCACTCAAAAATCTAACTAACGTAGCCATATTAACTGGTCAGACTGGACCTGGTGCTACAGTAACAGCTTTACGACTTGAAGGAGTTTCTAATATTCAATTTGATTTTGCTAATTCAGGTATCTTTGTTACGTATGGTAATCAAAATAAAATCTTTAAACTTGCTTGGACTGGTGTTACTGGCACTACATTTTCTATCTCTGGTGGCGTAGCTACTATCACTGTGACTTAAAGTTAGTTATGGCCCCTAGTTTAAAAGTTAAATTATTTAATAATGATGGTAGCTATATAGAAACTATTCGTATCCCATTTGAATTTAATAACGCACCACATGTATTAATATATGAGAAAAGAATATTTGTTAAATCTTCAGCCTCAATTCAAGATGATACAGAAGAACCAAATCAGGATTATTATGAGAACGCTTTTTATAGGGTAAAGTAATGCCAGCTAAAAGTGGGAAACAATACAGATTTATGCAAATGATTGCTCATGGCGGTAAGAGCAACAAAGGTATTGGCCCGTCTGAAGCTGTAGCTAAAGAGATTATAGAGAAGACACCTAAGAAAAAGAAATCTTTATTTGCAAAGAAGGCTAAAGACTAATGGCTACTAAAGCACCAGATGAAGATGATGAGATCGCTATAGCTTTGAAGACTGTAGCAGAACATTTTGATAAAGAAGATCTAGCTGTTAGGCAAATTCAAATTCGATATTGGAAGCGTCTTAAATATTATTGGAATAATTTTTCTCAAGTATGGTGGTCAGGTGCTGAAAATACATTTAAAGTTTGGGGACGTGATAATTTTGATTCTACTGGAACAACAGATCAAGCTTATTATGATAGACCAGTAAATGTATTCAAAGCTTTTCTTGAAACTATTATTGCTGCTCTATCAGTTCAAATTCCGGTAATTTCTTGTGCTCCTGATGACGCAGACAATCCTTTAGATATTTCTACAGCTAAAGCTGGGAATATGATTTCTCAGCAGTTATATAAGCACAACAATGCAATCTTCCTTTGGCTACAGGCTTTATATGTATATTGCACAGAAGGTTTAATCGCTTGTTATACATATGTAGATGAGGATGAAAAATATGGAACTTATAAAGAAAAGAAATATAAAGATGAAGAAGTAGAAGGATTCTTCTGCCCTGTATGTCATGGTGAGTTGGATGAAGAACTTTTAATTCAAGCTAAATTAATTCAGCAGGCTGAAGCAGATGAATTCAATCCTAAAGATGATGATGTTGCTTTAGAAGCTGCTGAAGATTCTTCTAAGCCAAATGAAGTTGTTTGCCCTGCTTGTGCATCAGCACTTGATCCTTCCCTTGCTAAAAGTAAATTAGTAATCCCACGTTTTGTTGGTTATACTACTAAACCAAAATCTAGAATTTGCATGGAAGTTTATGGCGGCCTATACGTAAAGGTTGCTAACTATGCGAAGAAGCAATGTGATACTCCATATTTAAATTTCAAATACGAAACTCATTATGTTAATGCATTAGAATGCTATCCTGAATTAAGAGATAAGATTCCTCAAGGCGGTTGGGCTAGTCAAGGATTATCAGATCCTTATGAACAATATGCTAGATTGAATATCCAATATCGTGGAACTATACCAGAAGAAAATGTAACTGTTACTAATTCATGGTTAAGGCCGGCAGCCTTTCTTACACAATCTAAAGAGATGGCTGATAAATTACGTCAGAAATTCCCTAATGGTGCTAAAGTTGTATTAGTTAATGATATAGTCGCAGAGTATTGTGCTGAAAGTTTAGACGATCATTGGACATTAACTCAGAATCCAATGAGCGATTATCTTAATCATGAACCTCTTGGAGAAGTATTAACTAATATTCAAGATATTGTAAATGATCTTATCTCTCTTACTCTTCAAACTATTGAACATGGAATTGCTCAAACTTGGGTTGATCCTACAGTAGTTAATGTAGATGCATATGGTCAAGTAGAAGCTGCGCCTGGAAGTATCACTCCAGTTAAAACTGGTGGTGGCAACAAAGCAATTGGTGATTCATTTTATACAGGACAAACTGCATCTCTTTCTCCTGAAGTATTATCTTTCTATCAAATCATTAATACATTAGGACAATTTGTATCAGGCGCATTACCAAGTCTCTTTGGTGGTGCTCAGCAAGGTGCTGGTGATACAGCAAGTGAATATTCAATGAGCAGGTCTTCTGCTCAGCAAAGATTACAAACTCCTTGGAAGATGTTAACTATTTGGTGGAAAGGTATCTTTGGTAAAGCTATTCCAATGTATATTCAATTAATGGTAGAAGATGAGAGAATTGTTAGGAAAGATGAACAAGGTAATTTCCTTAATGTATTCATTCGTAAAGCAGAAGCACAAGGATCTATTGGTGAGATTGAATTAGAAAATGCTGATAAGCTTCCATTGACTGATGAAGAACAAAAAGATATTATCATGCAACTTATGGCTCTTAATAATGCTGAAGTATTCTCAGCTTTGTCATCTCCAGAGAATCTCCCATTCATACGTAAGATTGTTCGTATTCCACAGTTTCGTCTTCCTGGTGAAGATGATAGACAAAAAGCTTATGAAGAGATTAATGAATTGGTTAACTCAGTTCCAATTCCGAAAATTCCTGACCAAATGGCAATCATGCAAGCTAGACTTGCTGGTCAGCCAATAGAACAACTATTAAACCAAAAAGAAACTTCAGTTCCTATTGATCCTATTATTGATAATCATCAAATTGAAGCTGAGATTTGTAGAGGCTGGTTAGTATCAGAAGCTGGTAGATTAACTAAGAAAGAAAATCCAGACGGATATGAGAATGTATTGCTTCATATGAAAGCACATATTGATGAGATGAATAAACAGATGCAGATTCATCAGATGCAACAAAGTATGATGAATGATAAAGAAACAACTCCGGGCCAACCTAAAGGCCAGAAACAAAAAGGCCCGGAAAAAATGAAACAAGGTGAGAAAAATGTCCCAATTAGTTAGCCCATTTGGAAAGGGAAGTTTAGATTCTAATGCTCCTACTGGTGAGACAGGTAAGGGCATGGATAAGGATGATATTCAAAATCTATTTGATGCTGATGATAAACCAGAAGTAAAAGAACCTAAGACTCCTGTTAAAGAAGATGATGATGTTGATGATGTCGATGATAAGAAAGATGAAGATGATGATGAAGAAATTAAATTAAAAGAAGATGTTGAAGATGAAGATAATGAAGAAAAATTAGATTTAAAGAAAGAACCAGATACCGATGATAAATTAGTTACCCCACCTAAGATTAAAGATATTACTGCTAAATATCCTAATTTTTTTAAGGAATTTCCTTTTCTTGAAAAGATGATGTTTCGTGATAAAGCATACACTGAATTATTTGGTAGCTTTGATGATGCTAAAGAAGTTGCTGGTAAAGTGGAGCGTCTAAACGAATTTGAAACCCAA